ATCATAACGAATCTCAAATCCGTAAATATCAAGGGTAGTGTTTTTTATAGCACCACCAAACCTAACCGCTGCACAATGTCCCTGCCCTTTAACGGCGTACCTGTCAAACGTATATTCTACGTCTGCTGACCAAAGACTTCCCCAGGGGCTTCCCCAAGGCGTAAAATTACTAACAGGAGTAGTAACATTCGTAACCACTGCCGACCGCTTAAAATCTGTATCTAATCCTAAGCTTAGGGTCACGCCTTTTTTAACTTTTAGCAACGGCCTGATATCTTTGAACGCCTTGTAATTTCCCCTGCTGCCATAAAAGCTAAATGCTGTACGACCGGAAAAGTTAATGGCTTGACCTGATGAAGTAGCGGTAATTGCATCAGCTTGGCCGGTCTCCCCTTGGTAAATTATGCCAGTAAGTGAAGCATAAAACGGATGGTCGAAAGCGTAACAGGATGAGTTTGCATGGGCACCGTCAAATAACCTAAAAGTAGTCCAGCCTTTAGTGTCTAATGAATACACAAGAAAGTAGTTTTCACTGGCTGATTGCGGAACTGAAATATAAACCCTTCTACTTCTAGGCCAGACAAAACCTGACCAATCATGGGAAAATGGAAACGAATCAGCAGCGGCAGAAATTATGGGATTGATTTTGCCACTTACAATCATAAGTGCTGATGCAGAATCGCTTTGAAACAAGGCCGACAATGGCACTATGCCGTCTTGTGTTACTATCCAAACGTCTGCATCAACTCTAATAAAAGCCCTAAATCCTACTGGCTTGGCTATGTAATAATGTGCAACTAGCGACCAATCAGATGGGCCTGTTCCACTGTAAAAAACTATTTCTCCCTCAGAACTACAAGCAAAAAACAAGTCTTGAGACGTGGAAGCTGTTTGGTTGGTATAGCTGCCAGCAAACAGCAGATAACCGCCCTTAGTCATTACGTATTTAATATCAAGAATTTCGTCTAGCTTAGGAGAACCGCTAGTGCCAGGTGCATCAACAGAAGCATGTACCCAAACTGACATTGAGTTCTTTTGAACAAAGTACAACCTACGTTTCCAGGCAGAACAGGTTATTAAATTGCTTAATCCAGCAGAGCAAGTAAAAGTAACATTGGCTGCATTACCTGTTCCGGTATAAACCTGTGGCGTATTTATTCCATTACAAAGGTAAAGGTTGTTAGCAAATATCTCAGAGTTGAATTTGCCATCAGTATGAGGAGTAGCGTTAGTTACCGTTGATACAGAACCATCTGATAATATCTTATAAAGGTTAGTATCAGTAGCAGCGATAAGGTGCTTAGTTCCATCTGCCAGCGGTAATTCTCGTATAAAGTTAATGGGCGTAGCGGGAATAGTAGTGCCGCTTGTATTGTACTGAGTATACCCTAGCCTTACAGACGGCGCTCCTGCCCCAGGAAACACGTTTACTAACTCCAGCGCAAAGGATGGATCCATATTGTCTATTGGACTTAGCGCGTCCAGCCCGCCATAAGGCGGGGACATTGTGAATCCCTGAAAAGCCATTAACTACCCTTTGCGAACTTGTGGCATTGTCATTGGTTGATACATCTGCTGCATCTGCTGATTATACTGATTCATCGCTTGCTGCTGATTGCCATACACACCAGGGCTTAGGCGATACTGGCCACCCATATTTGCTGATGGTTGCGGCATTTGCGAATATTGTTCCATTTGCCGACTGCCAAGCAATTCATTGTTATCTATTTGAACAGGAACGCCACTAACTTGCCCTATTATATCCTGGATGTTGGTTCCTGGTGGATATCTATACATCAAATCATTATACGGAGTTTGCTGCACAAAATTTCCAGATGTTTGTCCAGCCATATTACTAATTGTGCTTTGCCAAGGATTTTGCTGTGGTTGACGCTGAATTTGCTGGCCGCCCTGACCAACTAGCCCACCGCTAGCACTGCGATATACGCCAGGAGATAGCCGCTGCATGGGCTTATTTTTAGGGTCTTTACGCAAAGCTCCGCTTAACTTCTTACCAGATTCTTTCATTATTTTTTCTCCTCAGTTTTTTTGTAGTTTGCTGACAATGCTTGTCTAACCGTTTTGGCTGGCCCAACCTGCCCTTTATCATTCATATACATTCCAGGGGATACTCGAACTACTTGGCCTTTAGGTGGTCTTTGCGGCTTTGGTGGAGTTATGCCAACTCCGGCCTGTTCAGCAAACTTTGATTTGCCTAGCATAGTTTCTATATTAGCCATTACCTCTGCTTCGTTTTTAGCGTTGCTAGTAGCAGCATTAACAAGCATTCCAGTATATTGCCCAGGGAAAAACTTAGCCTTTGGATTATCTGCACCGTAAATTCCACGAATCATTGGGTCGATTTTATCAGTAGCAAATTTAGCTAAAGGATTAGAAAAATCTACATCCCAAGCATTACGAGTAGTTTTTTCATCTATGTTTTTGTATTTAGTCTTGCCATCTAGTCCAATGTTAAACTTAGACCCATCGGCAAGAGTAACCATGTAGTCTTTATCTGCCACTCCAGACTGCTTTAAGTCACCACGAAAATCATCGCGTAAAGCCTGAGCATTAGATTTACCGGAAGTCATCATAGCGCCAACAGAGCGTTTGCCCATCATTCTAAGTGCCATATTTGGCAATCCGCCAGTAAGCATGTTTACGCCTTGATTTATGTAATCAGCGCGATTGCCTCGCCCACGCAGAATATCTTTCATGCCCGTTTCCCAAGCATTACTTATTGTCGCTGCTGCTGCTGCTACTGGAAGTGCAACTGAACCAATAGAACCTAAAGTAGATGTGCTAGCAGCACCGGTTCCTGTAGTTGCGCCAGTTACCCCTGTGCTTCCTAATGCCTCTGCTCCGCCTAATAAAGTAGGTTGCGCAACAGCCGTAGTTCCGCCAGCTCCACTACTAAACAATCCACCTATAGTAGGAAATCCTCTAGCAGCTTCATTAACTAACAAGGCTCCGCCAATAGCGCCTCCAGCCTGAGCAAGTCCTGCTTGTTGTTTTTGTTTAGCTGCTTCTGCTTGCTGCTGTTCTGGTGTTTTAGGGGGGCCAAAAATGCCTACAGTTTGGTCATAAGCAACACGATGAGGATATCCGTTGCTAGTTAGCCAAGCATAATACGCTTTAGGAGAACTTCTAGCAAAAGGAGGTGCTTCCGGATTAAATGCTTGTTCGTTAATTGCCATTATATCCACGTCCCAAATGCTGCTATTCCACTTCTTGCAAATTGAGTAGGCCTACTAAACCCACCCGCATAAACTACTTTTCCACCTTTAGTGCGACCGTATTCATCATGCAGTTGAGCTTCAAACTGAGGTCGAACCCCCTCTAGCCCATGTATCTGAGCAAACCGCTCTAGGATACCCTGCTCAAGCAATTTTTCTTGGAAAATACTTGTGTCTGTATCGGCTCTAAATTGGTCGTAAATGCCGTTGTAATAAGTCCATGTCACACCACCATCCGACACGCTCCCGCTTGTATGTGTTGGTGCTGTAGCCCCTGTAGTGCCACCAGCGGTAGTTACATAATAGTTGCCGTTGTAAATGCAGTAGGAGTTAGCTGCAAATGCAGTTGCAGTAACCCATGTTCTAGGGACTACTGAGCGGTCGGCGATATACTCAAAAATAAGAATATCACCAGAACTGCCAGGAGTAGGACTAATGAATACTTCATTATTACTTAACCCCCTAATTTGAAATCGTTGATAGATTGTTGGCATAAGTCCATAGCCTTGAATCTGAGCATAATCCTGCTCTGATATAGGGCCAAGAACGCGCCATCTAGTGCTTTGATTCCAGAAGGTTTCGTATTGATAATTAGAAAAAGCCGCTGGTAAGGCGTAACTTGATTGCCCACTTACCAGCGTTATTGAGCCAGCGGCGTAGCACTTGGGCCAGGGATACGCCTCAAAAATATCACGATTGATACGTTGAGCTATCGCTAAAAGCTGCTTAGTCGTAGTTTCTGTAGAGGTAAAGATATTAGACTCTACGGTGTAGCCAGCTTCATTAGCGACATTCTGTATAACCGTAGCTATGCTCATACTCTTTTTGGTCTACCTCTTAGTCTAGGTGTGCTAACAGGCTCATCATCTAACGGGTCAGAAACACGCTCATCACGCAAATCTGTGCCCTCATTAGCTTCAATACGCTGCATTAAAATCTCTAACTTCTCTTCTAATTTGGCGTATTTTGTCTGGTACTGTTCTAGTTGAACTTTAAGCTTAGCTACATCGTTCTGGTCAGAATTAGCAGCGGCCAACCATTCCTTAGCCATCTTTACAAACTTGGATAGTGTTCCTAGTTTGCGCTTAGCCTCTTCGGTTGCATTAGCTACCTGCTCTACAGTCTTAAAGCCAAGGTATTGAAACTCGCGCATAGCGGAGCCAGTCATCATTGGCCATTCTGCAAGGGGAGTTCCTTCACTTACAGGCTCAGAACCAGCCTTAAAAGCCTGGTACTTTTCTGGATACTCTTGAATATCCTGCGGCTCAATGCGCCTTACTGTGGTATCTCCACCTGGGACTTGAATGCTAATTGAAGGTATTTCATCAAAAATTGGACGGCCTTCTTTTAGCGACTTTTCCTCGTTCTCATTGTAAGCATAAAAGAATTGCACGTTCATTCCAGCATAGCGTTTTTTCTGCTGCTGCTGGCCTGACATTATGCTTTGCCAATCTATTTGTGCCATTGTCTAATCTCCATAAATAGGCATTAGTGCCTACTTATTTATAGCACTATCCTTCAATAACCGTCACTGTGTTAATAGGGCTACCACTTGTCTGATAAGCTGTTATAGCTCCAGCCGGAACAAAACCAGCCTCAAAACGTATTGTATTAAGTCCTGCTGTGCTTTTAAGTACAAAGCATTTATTAGTAGAGGTTGGGGCTATTCCTGTTAAAGTTTGTCCTTCTAATCCAATAGCTATATCAGCAGCGGAGTTGTTTTGAATAAGTAAAAATTTGCGAGCACCATTAGCGGCTAAGACTGTAACGCTAGTAGCTGTAGCAATAGTAGGAGTTGCGGTTGTTGTATTGCCTGCAAAGCATGTCATAAATCACCTAATAAAGCGGGGGGATTGCTCCCCCCTATAAAGCTATAAAGCTTTAGTAAACTTGAGGTAGTAAAAAGATGTTCCGTTTGATACCACTACAAAGCAGTTAGTATCAGCATCAGCATCTTTAACAATACCTACAAAACCAGTTCCTACAGTTGCAGGATCGCCAAACGAAGTTGTCAGCTCTGCTGCTGTTGGAGTTGTATTGTTTACGTCGTTGATAGCCATTTTTGTACGAACACCAGCGGCAGTAGCATTTACTACGGCAGGTTGCACCCCGTCGCATATCTGCACTGCATGCTCAGGTGGCATACCAAGGCCAATAAGATTAGTAACTGTTGGCATAAATCCTCACAAAAAGGGGGGTATTGCTACCCCCCAGTTAGGTTAGTTGACCCGCAGATGATCTACGGAACCAAGCTCTACTGCTGCCGCAGGAGTTGTTGAAGCAAGTCCAACACCACCCTTGATTAGCGTAGTCGAGGCATCATCAGCCACGCCAGCCGTAGCAGTCGTGTTAAGGTTAGCCTTAGCAACGAAGCCAGCAGCTACCTTGCCTTTGATTCCCTTACCTACACCACCGCCCATCGGGCCGCCGATCCAGACCCAAAGGTACTCATTATCAGCAGCAGCTACCTGAGCTACGCCAACCATAAGTGCATTAGATCCAGCGTTTGTAGTTGTCAGCATAGCAGCCTGACCATCAGCTTCGATTTTAACGAAACCATACTGGTCAACAGCTCCATCAGCCTGAACAAACACGAAGTCGCCTTCTACAAGCGATCCTACTGTTCCTACTGCCACTGGCAGCGGAAGATTAGCATCCGTAAAAGTCTTCTTATAATTAACACCAAACGATCCTACTTGTGACATATTCCTTCCCTCCTATTAAGCGTAAATTACACCCTGGAGAGCCGGAGCTGAGCAGCAGAGGTTTCCTTCAACGATGATTACGGTGAAGAAAGCATCCTGGTCAATCGGACGATCCATACTTGGTGTTAGCGGCTTAAAGTCAGCGCCTCGAACCATGTCAAAAGTCCAATACTTAGTATTGAGCAAACGACATGAATTTGTTTCAAGAACTGACGATCCAAATCCGCCATCGAATACGAAGTCGCATCCGTCATAGCTAAGAACGCGAAATCCAGCTACAGCCTTCTTTGTAGGAAGCTGAATACGCTGAATAGCGGTTAGTGAGCTATGGAGATACTTCCACGCCGTGCGATCCATAAGACCCAAATCTGGTGCCTCAGAACCACGAGTTAAGCGGCTGATAACATCAGTAATAGTCTCCTGAACATTTGCAGCAGAAAGCGTTACGTTTGTAGCGTAGTTTCTAGCCCATGAGTTAGAAGTACGATCAATTCCGCCGTAAGTACCAGACGAAGGCGAAGTCGAAACGGCTTTCTTAATACCGTCAAACTCCAATCCGCCTGACCCAGTTCCATCGCCACGAAGGGAGGTGGACACTGTGTTCTTCAATCGCTCGATAGCTGCTTCCATCTTAGCCTCAGCCAAGTCAAGGAGAGCTGCCTCATCACGATTTGCACGACGCTCGCGTCCGTTCATCGCTACAGGCTCATAGCACTGCTTAATCTGAAAACGGAAAGCTGTAAGGTCATCAATCGAGGACAAGTCAAAAGGCTGGTATCCCTGATAGAATCCACCTACTGCTGCATCGTTGTACATTACTGGCTTACGCAGCTCATAGCCGCCGCCAATCTTCTTGATTCTACCCTTCTCATCCAATACAGAAGTTACTGGGTTGTGATGGAGCACAACATCAGCAATTTCTTCTGATTGATCAAAGAGGGTAGATACTATTGCCTCTTCTAAATTAGCCATTTTAGTTATCCCTTAAAGTTTGCGGGATAACCTTATGGCTATTCTCCTACGAATCGCCGACGTAGGTTATCCCCTAGTGATTTTGATTGCACTCTGGGAGTCCCACTACCGGTGGAGCCAGATATTGATTTGGCAGCTTGCTTGGCCTTTTGAACGACCTGCTGCTGCTGTTGTATCGCCGGCTTTGCGGCCATTTTTTGAACGAGGCCGGAAAAAGTCGGATTGCCGTTTACTACGTAGTTGTATGCAGTCTCTAATACTTGCTCAGGGGAGGAATACCGCCCTGTAGCGTTAAGAGCCTGAACAACTGGAGCCATCTCAGCCTC